GACTCACTCACGTGAGGATCTACGACATTGGGTCAAGTTGGGCAAAAGCCCTTCCCAACCCAATGCAGGGGCAACCCTGCGTTGGGCCGAGCGGTAGCCCCATACCAGCGAAGGTATGGGGTTACCAGCACCTCTGACAGCTTCCAAGTCAACCTCGGAGTTCAAGCTCTCAGGGAGAGCAAGGACAGCGTAGTGCTCCTCAATGGAACGAACCTTGTCGATCAAAGTCTGAACTTTGACTCGATTCGGAACATAACATTGGGGAACCTTACCCTGTCCCCGCTTGCGTAAGGCCCTGACGATCTTGAGAGGACTTATAGTCCAAGATCTCACTGGTTCAAGACCCATCATCAGGCAATAGTCTGACGAGCGGGCATTGATAGCCATCTCTTCCAAATCGGAAGGGGTGGCCCCAATGATTTCTCGGGCTCCAAGGCCCTTCAAGGTCGCCAGGCGCTCCACAGCGGAACGGTGAAGAACCCGGTAGGAGTGAGAGAAGATGTCGCCGACATCACTGACGGCGAGATCCCTCCACCCTACCGAGCCGATCATCGTCCAGACGCGTGACAAACTGTCCAGTTCTAAAGGTTTACCCTGAAGAACTGTATTGTAAATCGCTCGTCTGGCCCACTGAGGAGCAACCTGACGCAGCTCCACCTGAGAGTAAGGCTTAGGAGCTGGCAAGCCAAAACCACCCAAGTCACGAGGTAGGCAAGGAGGGATACCCCTCTTTGCCGCCCAAGCAACAACTCCAGGGTGAGCGCCAAATCCAATTTGGCGGATCAACCTGTGATTTTTGGGATGCTTTTGGCAAGCCAGAGCGATGGTAGGACCGACGGTGACCCACCAAGGGGCGAGGGAACGGTCTTCGGGCGTATGCCCTGGGATCGTAACCAAACCACGAAGTGGGAAGCCGATCGGTCCCTTCATCGCCCCCAAACCCCATGGGACGAGTGTGAACGATTTAGTCCAAGAAGCCTTACGCGAGCCGCCAGATGGTTGCGCGGCAACCTGCAAGTATGACCTTGCAGGCTGCTTAGCGCTCACACCTGGACGGACTCGGGTAAGCCTAACTTGGTGGTTCTGTCTCTCTAACGGAATACTCACTCTGGAGACCTTAAAGACCTCCTCGGTGAAGATGCCGTAGAAGAGCGAGGATAAGTGCTTTGAGGGCCCTGAGAACTTCATACCCGTTAAGGATATGTTGCGCTCATAGGCCTTCCGAACACTTACCTTCCAGAACCCGACTAAGTCGTCCCCACAAATTCTGTAGGGTTGGGGTCCTAAGCCTTCACTCCGACTTGACTTGGACCGTACTGTACTGACGGCGGAGTCTGCACTCCACATATTTGCCAAGCAAAGGATGAACCAAGTCAGTGGTAACCCCATAAGGATACCACATGACGAAGATTCAATCACTTGCTTGTCAGGATATGTGACGTGCATTGGACCCAACAAGTCCAACCCGACCTGTCTCAACTCTGAGAACAGGCCAATCCCGCTACAGTAACCGAGCCATAACGCCTTTGCGACGTCATGGTGAAGGTTATCTGTAGCTGCAGAAAGGTCTGCGCTTAGAACCTCGACAGGTCCGGGAACTCCGTCTCCTAATGCGGAGGACACTGCCTCTAGGTGATCGCCTCTTAGGACCTCACTCACCCTCTTATCCTTGCGGAGGGAGGAGAGTGCGGTCTTTCGGAGTAGATGACCTAGAGCAACAGCGCTCCCGGGCGACTTAGTTACGACACGAGCCTTGAATCCCCTTTCGGAGACAATCTCGACTTGTGCGCGCAACGGTCGCTCGAGCGCGTTGAAGTTATCAAGCAGTGCCTCTCGCATTACAGCCTGGGTCTTGAAGGACTCCCAATCGACATCATAGATGCCTTTCGGTTGCTCTCCAATTCCCAGGTCAGTACCTGGTGGAACCTGCTGATACAGCTCCACAAGAAAAGCGGCAAGGCCTCCCAGTCGCCTGGATTTCTCCAGGCAGCCACCCGCGGTCAATGCGAAGGTCATAGGAGCAGAAGATGGAAGGTGTTGTTCCCCCCATCTCTGAGCCCATGACCTCATTGATTCCAAGGTGGCCTGAGAAGGCTTGCCGTCTAACCTTGTGAAAGCTTTGCAGTGTTCCACTAGAGCCTTCTTTTCGACTGCTTTGGTACCCTGCGGGAGCGCTCGGCCAACAAAGGAGTATGAGATCTTACGATCATCATCCACCTTGATAGCGCGGAGCGGTCCCTCAAGAACACAACCAAGAGCTGAGAACCTGTTCGAGGCTGGAGCCTTCTTCTCCTTACCAGTTTTACCTGGATTGGAGAAGGCCTCCACCCTCGCTTGGGTCGCCTCAGCCTTGATATGTGTTGCTGTAGCAAAGCGGCCGGAGAGAAGAGTAGTACGGAGTATCCACCACGCTGAATGCAGTAAAGCGGAAGCACCTTTTCGATGATCTCTTTTGGAGAGGTCAAAGACAATGCGTTTTCCGTTTGCTGCATGAAGGCCGGCTAAGTGGGACCTCCAGGTCGCCTCGCAGAACCCCAAAAGGGTCTTGCGGGACTTCCTAGAGAGCGCACTCAGCCGCCCCAGCGTGTTGGATACAGCCTTCAGAGGTGCACACCACCGTGGTGTAGAAAGGGCCCAGGGAGCGGCTAGCGAACCGCCCTCTGGGACACCCTTCCCGGTGGTACCCGGCTTGGAGGAAGGAGCCTCTCTTTGCAGAGAAGGTTTCCCTCCACCCTGGTACATACTGAGAACACCACAAAGGGAGTAACTAGGTGAAAACTTAGTTACTTCTTTGATGTGCTTCGGCA